TTATGCGCACGTCCAACCCAAGGCTCGTGATCGACGGGTTCATGGCCAGTGTTACGCCGTTCGCCGAAAAGATTTCCGCGAAGGATGACACGTTCTTTCTCAACGAAGCCAAGAATCTTGAGTTCTTGAAGGATGTGAAGCTCGAAGAAAAGTGGGCGTCTGTGTCTCAACAGACCAAGGACGCTGTGTGGCAATACGTCCAAACGTTGTACATGCTCGGGACTACCATCAGTTCTATTCCAGAAGACACCCTTTCTATGATTGAAAAGGTGGCGAAGGAATGTGCCGATAAGCTCGAAGGTCAAGACGGTGGCATCGACGAGGCTGCCCTTATGAAGACCATGCAGGGGATGCTCGGGGGTATCTTGAAAAAATAAAACTACTATATATTAAATGAGCTCTTGGTTTAGAGATCCTAAACATCTCGTTGATGATAAAAAGATACTTGAATTTTGGCCATCGAGTGCCCAATCCCCAGCGGAACGCGTGAACGCTGGTTCGAGATTCATAATCTACGCTGCGTGCATTCACTACCTGATAAAGCGCGACGTGCGAATCTTTATATTGGCCGGAACTGCGTTGGGTGTTCTTTATGTTATGGACAAGGCTGGTATGGTGAAGGAATGCCCCACCAGTGGAACCGAGTTTTACGAAGGTGTCGATAATTCGTGTCAGTTACCAACTCGGGATAACCCAATGGCGAATGTTCTCATGGGAGATGAACCAAATAGGTATCGAGCGTGTAGCCAAGAAACCGTGAAAGCGGACGTTGACTCTTTTATCACCGGTAGCATTCAATATGGCCAAGCTCGTTCTCGGTCGACCCTTCCAAAATACCAACAAAACGCATTTTCCCGTCAGTTTGTTTCCGGTCCAGTAACCACTGTTCCAGGTGACCAAACTGCATTTGCCGAATTATTGTATGGTAAGAAGGGTGCCCCAATGTGCAAGTCGGATGGAACCATGTGCAACCCAAATGCGAGAGGAGTTCAACTTGAGGCTTTTGCGGGTCTTGATCCAAGTGGTGACAAACGCAGTGGCATGCATGGTTTTACTCATGCCTAGATAAATAAATCTTATCTAATAATAAATGGCTTACCAGTTGCAGCCAGGTCTTAGTATAGTCGAGAACCCAGCTGTTCCAGTGAACTGCGCGACGGACGAAGTGTTTGTGTACCCTCAGCCCAGTACGTTGAATAATGGCTCGAGTCGCCCAAACACTATGTTGTATGGTACGGCGCCATTCATGGCTGGAAAGGGTGCTCCAGCGGAATTCATCGAAACGAGTGATCAGCTCAGACCCCAATCTACGACGAGATTTAACAGAGTTCTCGCGAAGACGTACGAGCAAAACTTGTTTCCATTGCAAAACATGGAATGCAAGTTGCCTCTTCGTACTATTAGCTACGAACCAATGAGTACTCGATCCGAAGTACAAAATGGAATGTTTAACCAAAGATACGTAAATAAAAATATCACTAAGAAATAAGAATGGCTGATCCAATATCTGTAGCAGCTATCGCAGGTCTTGTGTATGCGGGTCGAAAGTTGAGTCAACCAAAGGAAACCTATACTCTTACACCAGAACAAGGTGCTCCCGCTCGCACTCCTACGATCGAACCAACGTATAAGATAGAACCAGTAAAAGAACGCCCAATTGAAAATTTGAAGCCAGTAAAGACATCCGTCGATAATTTGGGAATTGTCGCACCACAATTGAGATCGAGTGGACAAGAGGTTTTGAATATGCGAAACCGAATGAATGATTACAACCGAATGAACAACGTCTCGCCAGTGGAGAAGAGGCTTGTTGGTCCAGGTTTGGGTGTGGACCCATCGGTTGAGAGTTACGGTGGTTACCAGCAACTTTTGCGTGTGAACCCAGAAAATGTCGGTGCTTACAGGCTCACTACCTTGCCCGGCAGATCTGGTCCCGCCGCCGATGTTTCTGGTGGCCGACGTGGTATCGCGGGTGCCATAGGTAACAACCGACCAGAAACGACTACGTTTTTGCCCGACCGTCTTCCAATGGCGCTCGGAAAATCACAAGGATTCTCGGGTCGCACTCCACGTGGAAGCCACGAACGCACTAAGCGAACCACCAACCGAGCACAAACCGGTCTACGAACCGATACCCTTAGCAATGCCCCAGCGAAGAGATTCATCTCTGCACAAACCGTCTCCCAAGATCCAACTCGTAACAAGAAGGATGGTAACATGGAACAGTATCAGTACGCGAATCAGCCACAACCAGGTGTTAGCAGTTATGCTCACGGTTATCTTGAGTCGCCAGCGGTCGCCATCGGTGGAAGTAAGTCGTACACGCCCGAAGAACTCGCTCGTTATGGTTTCCGTCCAGATGAGCGACGTGGTAAGGCGAACCGTTCGGCAAATCCGGGTCGCATGAACGTCAGAGCGGGTCCACTCAACCAAGGTGGTATGCTCACGTCGGCTCGCTCCGATACGACTCGTGTGGATGGTCGCGTGAATCCATTGTCCGGTGGTTGGATGCAACAATACTCGAACAGCTCGTACCACGATCTCAATGCGTACAAGGGTCAGCCAAACCCACACGCATCTCAGGCGGGTCTCAGTGTCGCCAAGAAACAGCTCATGAACAACCCATACGCGCACCACTTGTGCTAAATTCAATTTATTTTAGAGTAATACACTCATTAAAATATTATACGCATATTTTAATGAAGGTCCATAACCTGACAATTGATAGTAGTCAACGCGATCCCGTAAAATACGCAAATCCAAATGACTATGTCATCAGCATTGAAAGTCCAATTTACGACATTTCACAAATTAAATTAGTCTCTGCGCGTATTCCTACACCGCAATTCTTGATATGTGAAAACAATAATAGCTTTCAATTTAGAGCTACCCATCAAGGTGGTAACACACAGGAGTTCGGTACAACACTATCTGTAGGAAACTACACAGGAAGTGGTTTTGCAGCGCTATTTAATAGCGTCGGGGGTTATAATTTTAACATAACTTACGATAGCACTAATAATAGGTTTCAGATAGGTCAGCCCACAGACTCTAATGGTCAAAATCTACAATTTCTTAGATTTATGTTTAAAACTGGACAAAATGGATACGATGATTCGAGATCAGAGAACACGACACCTCATCAAATTTTCGGACTACCCGCCCAGGATTTACAAATGATAGGCGGCGATTTTGGTGCGGCAAACTTCGATGGACCCAATTCCCTAGTAATGCGCATATCTTCCGGGTCGGAGCAATTGAATCAGACCCTTTCTACATCGGGTCATACTCCTTATTATACGGGTCACATTCTCTTACCCGGTGGTAAATCATTCGTTAATGTTAATGGGAGCGATGATAAGGTCACGCACGAGTTTCATTCCGGCACCCTTAAATCCATAAGTGATTTACGAATTCAATTTTTTTACATGAGTCACGGACGTCTCATTCCGTATGATTTCAGGAACCAGGATCACGTTTTGAAATTTGAGGTATCTTGTTCAACTGATAAACTTGAAAATGTACCGAAAGTAAAGATACCGGTAGACGAGGAAGAGGAAGAGAAGAAGAAGGAGGAGTCTGACTCTAAAGTTGAAAAATACACTATTCACGGAACGGAAAATGAAGCCGAAGACGTGGATAGGTGGAATGCTATCATATCTATAATTTTTATAGTTTTAGTCGGATTTGTCCTACTTTTAATTCCAAAGAGGAAACCAACCACTTAGCGGGTGACCGCGTACAATGGTTGAGATGGTCGTTGGACACGAGTGGAGACTCGGGAGATCGAGAGGTAGACGACGATGGACAACAAGGTGGTGAACAACGCGGTGAGCGTGTAGTTCATGCCACCGTTCTTGTTGACCTTGACGACTTGGTTCACCAACCAGCGGACGAGGTCCATCCACGAGAGGGCGGCCGCGAAGGAGAAACCGGCGACGACGGCGTTCAAGGATTGCGATTCGAGCTCTTGGCTGATAAGAGTAACAGTTTCGGCAGCGGACATGGTATATATTACATTTAGAAAATTTATTCTGGGACTAGTTCCTCTACGACTAATATCTTCTTGTATTTTTTGGCCTGGTAACCCTTTGTCTTTGGTTCTTCAGACTCAGACTCGGACTCGGACTCAGAATCGGAATCAGAATCGGAGTCCGATTCACCAACTCTGAACGTTTTATATTCCGTATCCGTCCATCCTTCAGGCTCCTCAGACTTCTCGGTGTCCATTACTATCAATGGCATTTTTTAAAATCTCCTCGGACGGGTTCGTTGGAACCCATGCATCCCAAGTATCGTATGCCTCATTTATCTTATTCAAACCCTCGTCATCCCCCGTGTATCTCGTGAAATCACCTTCACATTCTTCGAGCACCTCCATATCGGGTGTGTCATCATCACCTTCGTAAATTTCTGGGAAGTAAGAGCCAATCTTCTGCCCAACTTCGTATCTCGCACAGTATTTCATGGCGTACTCGACGTCCTTCATGAGAATTGCGTCTCTCCCACACGCCTTGGAGTATTCGCACGCGAGTAACATCGCTCTTTCAATCACTGGTATCAATATATTCGACATCGTTTCCATATATTGATCCACTTGCGTATCTTCATTGTTCGTTAAATCAAAACCTGTTTTCATTATGTATCAAATAGTAAAGTACAGATTCCGTTCTCCACCCGGAGTATGTTATAACTTTGGGCATAAACTCTAAGTTGCTTTTGTTTGTCTGTGTTAACTGGATAGTTAAACAGCCCCACACGCGCTATTTGGTTTTTTACATAGGAGAAATTGAGTTGACCCGAAGGTTGTGTGCTTTCGGGTTCGAGAGCAAAACTATACATATAAAATCTCCTGTAAACGGTCGTCCTCGAGTGATGTTTTGCTGGCTGAATCGCTCTCAAATGAACCATATTTCCAGTAACTCCATCCAGTATGGTTTCTCCGTCAAATTCAAGTTCGATCTGTTTTACCTGTTCTGAACTCGTGAAAAATCCGTATTGATCTATATTAACATTTGAACAGTATTGATATGGTGTGGCGAAATCGTTCTCTACGGTCGGGTCGTTGTCAAACTTATCCTGTACCACAAAAAACAATTCTTTGACGGGATTCAGCATATTGAGTCTAACCTCGTGTACATTACATTGATTAACCGTGTCAACTTTGGCGTCAGCTCGGTCGAGTTCAAACGTATTCGTTTGTGTCTGTGTTATCAAGTAATCGACGCGCTTAGGAAACTTTTTATCTTTTAAGCTTACCATTTCGGTTGAAAGTTGAACGCTTTTTATGAGTCCGGTTGGATTTTGACCGAGGTAATAGGTGGATGCCTCATTACCACTTGGAGGATTCAAATTCACAGCAAATATACAGTCTTCGGCTTTTCTGAAACGTATCGCTATCTCGACTTCCTGTTTAGTGATAGCATGCAAAGGTATGGCAAGTTCCGGGTGTTCGTGGAAATAAAATGGAAGATCTACTCTGTAAGATGTGTCTTCTTGAGACGCCAACGCTCTATCATCGCGTATACCCTTGTATTTATCCGTATATGTGGAGAATATCTGGTTAGGTTTACCGACCAGTTTTCTGAGCGCAGCCTGTTTTGATTGTGTCACGGATATCTCGGAATAAATGGCTAACATATCGGATGGTATTCTTTGGACGAGAGTACCGCCTATGTATAATTCTGTGTACTCTATCATGGCTTGAGCGATTGATTCGCAATATG